ATGGATCAGGTAGTCATTTTTAAACAAATATTTGATAAAGTTCGAAACGATTTAAACTATCAATGGTTTTATTCTGAGCTAAAACGTCACAATGTCTCACATTACATTTACTATTTAGCCACAGAGAATGTTCATATTGTATTAAAAAATGATAATATAGTGTTATTAAAGGGCCTAAAAAACATTGTGTCTGTCAAATTTTCAAAGGATAGGCATCTTATAGAAACGACCTCTAATAAGCTGAAATCCAGAGAGATCACATTTCAGGAATACAGAAGAAACCTTGCTAAAGCAGGAGTTTTTCGGTGGGTTACAAATATCCACGAACAAAAAAGATATTACTATACCTTTGATAAATCATTACTCTTTACTGAAAACATACAGAGCACATCACAAATATTTCCACACTAAACCATAACGTCCGGTTTCTTCTACCCCAGCACCGGACTGGCTGACATGAAGAGCAACCCCGCGTTCAGTTGACGTGTTAATAACCCGGTGTACATCGTTTTTGATTATTCCCCCACACTTGTGCAGAAGGAGTTCCCCGTCGGGCTACGGTCATGGTTAATGCGGGAATACAGCGACGATACAGCGCATTATGTGTCAGGCTTGAATACCTTTATCCGTTAAAAGGGATATCAGTTAAGTTATCCTGCGTAGGGTATAAGCCATTATCAAGCCCACCCGTAGATAGGCTTTGTAATGGCTACTTCGCTTTTGCTTCCGCTCGCTTACGCCGGCGCTCTTCTTTCCTCTCGGCTTTTGCCATGTCCATGAATGCCTGCATGATCGAGTTCCGCATCATGTAGCTAACAAAGTGATGATTGACACAGCCGTTGAGGCGCAGCTGCTCGCCAAACTCATCCACCGAGGCCAATGCTTCCATCATGCCCTTCTCGCCTTTCATGAACTCTGAGAAGTCGCGCCCCGCTCTGGAGGCGCATTCAATGACACGATCAATCATCCCGGAAGCCCGGGGATCGTAATCTGCAGCTGGTTAGCCAGGGAGTTAATCTCAGCGACCAACACTGGCTTCGTATAGCGCCATGCTGCCAGCCCTTGTCCGCAGAAGCTCGCCATGTCTTTCTTCTGGTCAAACTCATGACATTTCATGTTGAGCTGCGCACTTAAGCTGTTGCGATGCTGAAGTTCTCCGGTGAAGTAGTCATCGAGGACTTTATAGGCCGCGTACTTGAACCCGGGGTTTAGCCATGCTGCATAATCATAAGCAACAAACTTCCCGCCATATGTTCCACCGTGTACACCGCGCTCAGTAAAAACCACAGATTCGTGGTTTTTCTCCAGCTCGGCTAAGAACTCTTTGGTCTGCTTGTTTCGCAGGTAGTAGTACGGAGATTCAGATTCACTTTTACCACTGGCTTTCCACATATCAGTGAGGCAGATCATGCCATCTTCACCGATACGAATTGGTTGATTGAAGAGGGTTAATGATTTCATAGCGTATACCTACTCTTTGAAATGAACCTTTGCCGCACAGGAAACCAGCCCACCGAGGCTCGCCAGCACTAACTGGTATCCTCAAAGGCCCATTCCAAAGGGGCAGGTTCGGTGTAAAAAAACATGCGTTGCGGTACGCATTTATTGCAAAAAAGCCCCGCATCGCGAGGCTCATTAAATGGACTTTGTGATTTGCAAAAAAATTATTTCAGGCATTGCGTCCTGATGTACTCCTGCATTTCGATAGTCGCGTTAGCATCAGCAAGCTCCTTTGTATATCTGGCGTCGAGTTCTGCTACATCATGTTGACGCTTCTGCATGTCAGCGATTGTGGATGTGGCCTTATCGCGCTGCTCTTTGTAGGTAATGGCGTTATCACGGTAATGATTAACAGCCCATGACAGGCAGACGATGATGCAGATAACCAGAGCGGAGATAATCGCGGTTACTCTGCTCATACCTCAATCTCTCTGACCATTCCGCCAGCTTCTTTGAATTTTGCAATCAGGTTGTCAGCCTTATGCTCGAACTGACCATAACCAGCCCCCGGCAGTGAAGCCCAGATATTACTGCAACGGTCGATTGCCTGACGAATATCACCGCGGTCAATCATCGGTAAAGCGCCACGCTCTTTAATCTGCTGCAATGCCACAGCATCCTGACTTTTGGGAGAGAAGTCTTTCAGGCCAAGCTGCTTGCGATAGGCATCCCACCAACGGGAAAGAAGTTGGTAACGTCCGGCGGCTGTTGATTTGAGTTTTGGGTTTAGCGTGACAAGTTTGCGAGGGTGATCGGAGTAATCAGTGAATAGCTCTCCTCCTACAATGACGTCATAACCATGATTTCTGGTTTTCTGACGTCCGTTATCAGTTCCCTCTGACCACGCCAGCATATCGAGGAACGCCTTACGTTGATTATTGATTTCCACCATCTTCTACTCCGGCTTTTTTAGCAGCGAAGCGTTTGATAAGCGAACCAATCGAGTCAGTACCGATGTAGCCGATGAACACGCTCGTTATATAAGCGAGATTGCTACTTAGTCCGGCGAAGTCGAGAAGGTCACGAATGAACCAGGCGATAATGGCGCACATCGTTGCGTCGATTACTGTTTTTGTAAACGCACCGCCATTATATCTGCCGCGAAGGTACGCCATTGCAAACGCAAGGATTGCCCCGATGCCTTGTTCCTTTGCCGCGAGAATGGCGGCTAACAGGTCATGTTTTTCTGGCATCTTCATGTCTTACCCCCAATAAGGGGATTTGCTCTATTTAATTAGGAATAAGGTCGATTACTGATAGAACAAATCCAGGCTACTGTGTTTAGTAATCAGATTTGTTCGTGACCGATATGCACGGGCAAAACGGCATGAGGTTGTTAGCGCAGCCTCCTGCCACCTGCTTTCACGAAGGTCATATGTAGAAGGCCGCAGCATAACTATCACTGATGAATTCAGGATAGCCAGTGGCTACGGCTTAGTTATGGTGCTGGTTAACGGACTTGAACCGCTACCCATTCGCTTACAAGGCGACGGCTCTACCATTGGAGCTAAACCAGCATATTTGGCGGGACAGCGTGGACTCGAACCACGATAAGAAGGTTAACAGCCTTCCGTAATGACCTTTATACGACTGACCCAAATAAAAAAGCCACCGTTGCAACTTAAGAGTCACTAACGGCAGCTTATGCGAATAGTGTTGCTCATTTGCTCAATGATGTCAACACGTTCTATGCTACATGTTTAATTTTCTCTACACGTTTCCGGTTTTTAAACGCACTATCCAGAACCGGGCAAATCATAAACAACGAGGCATTAAGGATTTCGTCAACTTCCCGTCGACAGGTTGCGAGCGATGGTTTTTGAATGCGCCCGCCGCCACGGCATAACATCTTGCGAGGTCTTGCGACGCGATGATAGTAAGATGCAATGGCGTGCTTGGAAGAACCATGAGCGTAGTAGCTGAGGAGGATGCCAAAGGCTTTCTTGTCAATGCACATGACGGAATCGACGACCTGAGAAATCAACATTCCATCATCATCATTGCACATTGGCCTTGTCATAACTCTTCCCGGCTCTACGCTCTCCATGAACTTCGCTATTACGCTGCTCATACGCTTTTCCAGACGACCTGAATAAACCCATGCGCCCCACAGTTCAAGCCAGCCATTCAGCCACTCATGCTGTTCTTTGGTGAGGTTTAGTTCTCTTATGCCCACGCGCCTTCTCCCTGTACCTGAATCAATGTGAGATTTCCGCAGAACACTGCGCCGGTATCGATATACATCTGGTTGGCAAATTTGAGTGGTTTCACTGCTGGCGTATGACCAAAGATGAACGTGTCCGCGCCTTTAATTTCTTTCACGATCCCGTCTTGTGAGTTGCTGATTCGTTTGCGGTTCCAGATTACCTGCTGATGATCAACTGGCTTTCCAAACTCGTATTCGTCAAAGGGATAATCGGCGTGGCAGATAACATATTTTTTATCTTTGCTCACCAGTTCGATGATTAACGGAAGTTCTTCTGCTTTATGGGCAAGAGCTTTAGCCAGAATTTCTTTGTCGTAATCGAGATTAAAGAACCAGCCACCGCCATTAAGCAGCCAGTGATTGACGTTTCCACGCTCTGATAAGCCATCAATCATCATGTGCTCATGGTTTCCACGTACAGCTCTGAACCAGGGGAATGTGATTAATTCCAGGCATTCAACGTTCTCTGCACCACGATCAACCAAATCGCCCACCGAGATAAGCAGGTCTTTTTTGTTGTCGAATCCAATCGTATCCAGTTTGTTCATCAGGTTCGTGTAGCATCCGTGCAGATCGCCAACTACCCAAATATTTCGGTATTTGCTGCCATCAATTCTTTCGTAGATATTCATGCAGCCTCACTTCTGCTGTTTCGCAGTTTTTTAAGTTTCTGTTGATACTCCGCCTTGATGGCCCTGCACTCTTCGACAGTCCAGCGATGGCGGTTATGGTTTGATTCGATTTCGTCTACTGCTTCCTGCCCGATGCGGTTAATCAGTTCGACGCGATACGGAACGAGATTTCCGCTTTTATGTTGGTTGCACACCACGCATTGCTTGTGAATATTGCGTTCATCAAATCGGAGTTGAGGCGCCGCAGCAGTTGTCCGGTAATGCCCGGCATCCCACTGAGCAGACGTGAGCGTTCCGCACGAGATACATGGTAAGTCGCGGTCTCTTTCTCTGATGAAGGCGTTTACGGCTTGTTGGGCTTGTTTAATCCAGTAACTGCGGGGCTTTAAGGCGAGTTTTCGAATCTTAAGTTTATCTTTCTGTCTCTGATCCTCTCGTCGTCGTTTCTTCTCTGCTGCTTTTTCCGCTTTTTCGCGTTCTTTGCTTCGTCGTTCGAGTGCTATCTTTGTTCCACAAATCTCATTACACCAATATTGATTTTGATATTTTGGTATAAACCATTCATTGCAACATTTACATTTCCTTCGATAGATTCGCATAAGTGCTCCTTTCGTTGCCGGAAAAATCACCGTAATACTTATCTCGGGCTTCTTCAGCAACTAGTACCGCTAACTCCAGATCATCAAAGCATCCGAAGTGTTTACTCTTGCCATGGAAACCTAGCCTAACATTCCATTTTTTCTGTCGTTTGTGCCAAGTAACTCCTCTGCAACCTGATTTGCTATTCTTTCGGATCCTTATATTTCTTGAATTTTCTATTGGCAGGCATTCTCTTAAATTTTCTGGCCTATTGTCGGTCCTAATTCCATTAACGTGGTCAATTTGACCAGCAGGCCAACGATTATGAGTTATGTAAAAAACTAAGACGTGAGTTTTATATCTACGCCCATCAATCATGATCATTGAATAACCGTTGGAATCAAAAGTTCCAGCAACACTATTTAATGCTATCCTTCCCTGAGTGGGAACTTTCCATCTAAATACACCGGTAGATTTATCGAAACTTAGTAACTCAAATATCCTTTTAACAGTTAAATCTTCTCTTTTACGGTTACATCGTCTTCGCGCTGGTTTAGCCATCGTCTTCTTCCTCGTACATTGAGCTATTCGGATCGCTCATCAGTTCTGCGCAGCAATCGGAGCACACGTGAACTTCCAGCACATGCAGCTTCTGACCGCAGTTAGCGCACGTTAAAGCTCGCTCGACGCTTTCTTTCTGGTATTGAAGGGATTGGGATTGGCTAAGCATGGATTTCACCATTAAAAAGTCGCTTGTAAGCATCAATGTCTCGTTTTGCTTCACCGAGCTTTCGTCTTAATTCCATGTTTTCTGATTCAAGCTTTTCCATGTCTTGTTGGTATCGATCGCGGTGTTCTTTCCATGCTTTTTGATACGCCTTCATGTATGTCGTATTGGCCTTTCTCTTTGCCTGACGAACCGCATGGTGGTTTTTCACAAACCAGTCAGGGTCGTTAAATGCTGCTCTGGCGCAGGTATACCAATAATTTGTTGCCTCCCTGTTTAGCCAATAAATACTGATAAATGGCAACCGGATAGACACCATTTTTCGTTGTGACTCTTTCTCGCCAAACATGTGTCCTTTTTTGATGCTAAGGCCAAATCCAGGTTGAATTAAAAGCATTGTCATTTCCTCGCACGTTCTCTAAGCCACCGGATATCCCACAGGTGAGCCGTGTAGTTGAAGGTTTTTACGTCAGATTCTTTTGGGATTGGCTTGCGTTTATTTCTGGAGCGTTTCGTTGGAAGGTATTTGCAGTTTTCGCAGATGATGTCGGTGATACTTCGTCGCTGTCGTCTCATGACGCATCCTCAAAATTAAATCCAAGCTGACATGAAAATGCTTCACATGATTCAGAACACGAACCTGAATCATACTGTCGCATTGATGTCATTCTTGAGGCTAACTCATCTCTTGATATATCACTAAACAAGGCAATCAGTGATTTAAGTGTATTATTCCCTCGATACATAACCGGTTCCTTTCCTGTTTTTATTTCTGTATCAAGGATGTTGATAAATGCATCTGCAAGTTCTGGCTCATCCATGGCTGCCAGCGCCACCTTTTGCATACTTTTTTTTATGCAGAAAACACAATTACCAAGATGCTCCTGTATGCCAAGATCAAACTTCTGCTCACTCCACCAATCAAGCACATCCTGTTTTTCAAAATCGCTTATATCAGCCAGGTACCGAAAACCATTAGCCCTTTTAAGCCTGTTTGGTTCATCTGTGCGAATGCCAAGCCATGTGATGTAATTTCCTTTCCCAAACTTTTCCTGACAATATTTGGTGAATGGAACAGACTTCATTCTGTCGGTACAGAACGCACCGCCGATATATGGATGTCCGTATTTATTCAACATCCTTTTCCACGGTATAAGATCTGGACCAATATCATTGACACCTATCTCTTCATAACTACTGGCCTTCCCCATTTCTGGATTAGGTATTACACGAAGGCAATGTAAGTCTATTTTCCAGTTACTGACGATATTTCGGATGAACTCATATGTTTTAGGGTGCTCTGCCCCTGTATCCATGAAAACGTAATGCACGTCTTCACCTGCCTGTCGCTTTTGCTCCATTAGCCAGAGCAAATATGCTGACGTCCTGCCACCTGAGAAACTAACGACATTTATCATGCAGCCCTCCTGACACCCTGCCCGATCGCCATCAATGCCGCTTTGGATACGGTAGTAAACATCCGTCGAGGACTGATGAACGGTCGCCAAATCAGCAGCATGGAGCCTTTGCTGTTTCCCTTCTTCTCCAGCCCCGTCGATGGTTCGATAAAATTAATCCGTCCATCAGTGATAATACGAACTTCGTCAACACTCTCCAGAGCCTTGCTGAACCATCCGACAGACATATCCTCTGGCACAAGCATCACTACCGTCTGTCGTTGTTGTATGCACTGCTCAGCGGCTTTTTCCACCCACGGCCTGATATTGCTGTACGGTGGGTTATTCCAGATTGCACCGTGGCTTACCCACTCAGAATTGAGCGCGTCGTCGGCCTCAGTTAGCCAGTGAGCACACAGAGCATTTTTGTCGCTCGCTGCCGAATCCAGCCAGAATCCAAACTCAATATCCAGTGCATCAAAAAGCCAAAGCGGCGTTTGCCAGCAGTCCTTGTCGTGTGCTGGCGTATTTGATTTGATAGTCATGCAGCCCGATCTCCCCATCTCGCTTTCCACTCCAGAGCCAGTCTCGCTTCGTCTGACCACTTAACGCCACGCTCTGTACCGAATGCCTGTATAAGCTCTAATAGCTCCGCAAATTCGCCTACACGCATCCTGCTGGTTGACTGGCCTATTACCACAAAGCCATTCCCGGCAAGGTTAGGAACAACATCCTGCTGCTTTAATGCTGCGGTAAACACACACTTCCAGCTTTCTGCATCCAGCCAGCGACCATGCCATTCAACCTGACGAGAGACGTCACCAAGGCAAGCCCAAAGCTTTCGGTTTTGGTCTAAGCTGCGGTTGCGTTCCTGAATGGTTACTACGATTGGTTTGGTTGGGTCTGGAAGAATTTGCTGTACTGCGTGAATAGCGTTTTGCTGATGTGCTGGAGATCGAATTTCAAAGGTTAGTTTTTTCATGACTTCCCTCTCCCCCAAATAAAAAGGCCTGCGATTACCAGCAGGCCTGTTATTAGCTCAGTGATGTAGATGGTCATCTTTTAACTCCATATACCGCCAATACCCGTTTCATCGCGGCACTCTGGCGACACTCCTTAAAAATCAGGTTCGTGCTCATCTTTCCTTCCCGTTCTTCCCTGGTAGCAAACCGGTAATACACCGTTCGCCAGACCTTACCTTCGATAACCAGAAGACCTGCCCGTGCCATTTTAGCCGCGGCCTGATTTATGCTGGTTACTGTTGCGCCTGTTAGCGCGGCAACGTCCGGCGCACAGAAGCTATTATGCGTCCCCAGGTAATGAATAATTGCCTCTTTGCCCGTCATACACTTGCTCCTTTCAGTCCGAACTTAGCTTTGAGTTCTGCGATCTTCGCCAGAGCCTGTGCACGATTTAGAGGTCTACCGCCCATGACAGGAAGTTGTTTTACTGGTTCAGGGATCGCCTCACCACGGTTAATTCTCGCAGTCATATGGACAAGCTCATCTGCGGCCTTACGGCGTAATTCCGCATCAGTAAGCGCATTGGCCCGCATGTTCTGATACAGGTTGGTAACCAGCCAGTAGTGCGCGTTTGATTTCCACGGATAAGACTCCGCATCCGGATACAGGCCTCGCTTCCGGCAATACTCGTAAACCATATCAACCAGCTCGCTGACGTTTGGCAGTCCGGCGATAACGGATGCTTCTTCCCGGCACCATGCAACAAACTGCCCGGGTGATGGCAGAAATGGTCGATTCTGCCGACGGGCTACGCGCATTCCTGCGTTAACCTGTTCCATTGTGGTGATCCCGTTTTCCCGGAAAGCCAGCACCCACTGGCGGCGGATTTCGTTCAGTTCGTTCTGGTCCCGGTTAGCCAGGCTCGCCGGGAAAGTTGCCAGTAACTGGCTGAACACACCATTGATGATCTGCGCTACCTGTTGTACCTGCGGCTTTTCGTCGTACTGTTCCGGCATGTTGTTGGCGATCCGACGCATCTGCTCACGGTCAAAGTTAACCATCTGTGCGGCGATGTTTTTCATAGATCCACCCCGTAAATCCAGTCTGTGTTTGTCAGGTCGAGTTTTGGTTTGCTGGCTATCACGCCTGCCTGTTGCTTGTTACGGTTGATTTCGAGTTGGGTCCACTTATCGCGGAGTTTGGCCGGGCTCAGCACGTTACCGGACCAGAAGTTGTCCTGGCAGGCCCAGCGGAAAAGCACACACATATCGCGGTGGTTACGTCCGTCACGTTCACGCATCAGGCGGATATCGTTAGCCCACCCAGCAAAATTCGGTTTTCTGGCTGATGGCGCGATGGTCTTCACCATGTCAAACATCCACTCTGCGGCGGTCAGGTCTTCTGCTGTTCCCCACTTGCTGCCGCTCTGAATTGCAGCATCCGGTTTAACCACAGAAAGATCGTTTTCTGGCTGGTCAGAGGATTCGCCAGAATTCTCTGACGAATAATCTTTTCTTTTTTCTTTTGTATTAGTGTCTTTTGTGTTCCCCTGTTTTGAGGGATAGCAATCCCCCAATTTGAGGGATGTTTTATCCCTCGTTTTAGGGGGTTTTCCCTCGTTTTGAGGGATACACCATTCTGAGATGTTTTTATTTGGTCCAAACATGCCGCCTTGCTGCTTGATAATATTCATTCTGACGAGTTCTAACTTGGCTTCATTGCACCGTTTAACAGGTAACTTTGTAATCTCGCTAAGTTGAGAATCGGTGATTCTGTCCATTGGTTTATTCCACCCATAGGTTTTACGCAGAATGGCAAGCAGCACTTTAAACTGTCGCTTGGTCAGATCTGCGCCTGAATAAGCCTCAAGCAGCATATTTGATAGTCTGGCGTAACCATCATCGAGATCTGCCACATTACGCTCCTGTCCGGCAAAGTTACCTCGGCCGAAGTTGAGTATTTTTGCTGTATTTGTCATAATGACTCCTGTTGATAGATCCAGTAATGACCTCAGAATTCCATCTGGATTTGTTCAGAACGCTCGGTTGCCGCCGGGCGTTTTTTATTGGTGAGTCCATCAAGCGCATACTTAAAAGCCCTGCTAATCGGACTGATGTCTGATGCCATTCCGAAAGCACACAAGACCGAAGCAATAAATCTCCAGTCCGTTCTGCTTATCTTCGATTCATGACAGCCAATCATCTTTGCCAAACCGCGCTGTGTAAGCGTTGACAGGTTGATGAGTAAATCTGTTTCTGCGCGATCAACGTCGCGCTGTGATAGTTTGCTGTAACTTGTTTGTTCCATTTCTTACTATTTCCATAGGTAAATAATCACTAATACTCATCTTTCGATGAGTGATTAATTAGTTACCGCGTTGTCGGCGGTGCAGATTGATAAAGAGCGGATCCGCTTATTAAGCGGTTTTGTGTTCCGGTGGGAACACGTCATCAAGACTGACTTTTGCGCCTAACTTGTTTAGGCACGCAACAAGAGCACGGCATGTTTTAAGGTCTGGGAAGCGACGACCAGATTCCCAATGTCCGATAGCTCCCTGTGTGCATCCAACCGCCTTAGCAAGTGTTGTTTGAGAGATATTCAGTGACTCTCGATATTTTCGTAGGTTGCTCATATGCCCTCCATAGTAACCATGAAACAATAATACGATATGTACTTTTGGAATGCAAACAAAAAATACATCTTGTGCATGGATGGTTTTAGTACAGAGCGTAATAATAAGGATATGAAAATGAAATGGTATGAACTGGCTAGATCCAGAATGAAAGAACTCGGCATAACTCAAGAGAAGTTAGCTGAAGAGCTTGGTATGACGCAGGGTGGAATTGGTCACTGGTTGCGCGGATCTCGTCATCCATCTCTTGACGAGATTGGTATGGTGTTTAAATACCTTGGTATTGATAACGTCTCGTTCAACCACGACGGTACATTTTCACCTGTTGGCGAATACTCATCTGCCCCCGTTAAAAAACAATATGAGTACCCTGTTTTTTCTCATGTTCAGGCCGGGATGTTCTCGCCTGAGATTAGAACCTTTACCAAAGGTGATGCGGAGAGATGGGTAAGCACAACCAAAAAAGCCAGTGATTCTGCATTCTGGCTTGAGGTTGAAGGCAACTCAATGACAGCGCCGGCAGGATTGAAACCAAGTTTTCCTGATGGAATGTTAATCTTGGTTGACCCTGAACAACCTGTTGATCCTGGTGATTTCTGTATCGCTAGACTTGGTGGTGATGAATTCACATTCAAAAAACTGATCAAAGATAGTGGGCAAGTGTTTTTGCAACCACTCAACCCGCAGTTTCCAATCATCCCATGCAATGAGAACTGCAACATTGTAGGCAAGGTTATCGCCAGTCAATGGCCTGAAGAGACGTTTGGGTGATATATGTGAAATGCATATATTGATATAAATGCAGCAATATCAAATAGTTAAAAGGTTATATTTTTAATGAATGATCTTGATAAGAAAAAGTACGACCAAGTTATTGATTCTGTGAACTTCGCCCTTAGATCGTTGTCAGAGTTATTCGAAGCCCATGGAATGCATGGGATGTATGATCTAACGAATCCAAGCCTTGATGAGCTAAAATTAGTGTTTACAAGGATGAAAAACGGTGTTGACTCTATTGCTCAAAGCTTTGAGCACATGGTAGAGACAGCAAAGGATATGGATGCCGCAAGTGCAAGCATAAATGTTATGAACATCAAACAAGGATTGATGTATGCTGAATCACTATTGCTTGCTGTAGAGAAATTAGACTATGATAAATGTGTGGAAGCAAATACGCAGATAAAAACCCACGATCTTCCACCAACCCAATGGCCTTAATAGTAAATCAAGATTTCATATAGTCTATTTGAACTAGGCTAGTACCATAAAATAAACCGAGGAAACGCAATGAAAACCATGTCCACTCTGCACAAAGATGCAATGACCCTGAGATCTCTCATTAACGAGATTCTGGCTCGCTCGTCAGCACACACCAAAAAAGCCGCATAATGCCTACATAACCCGGCCTCAGCGCCGGGTTTTCTTTGCCTCACGATCCCCACACCTAATAACACCATAACCAATTGTATTTATTGAAAAATTGACAGATACAACTTGCTAAACAGTGCAATTCTGATCCCTCACCTACCAAACAATGTACCCCTGCAAAAAATAAATCCATAAAATACAATATGTTATAAAAAACCAACAACATTTAGAACATTTTGTATTGACTAAATAAAGTACACATCGTACTATTTAGCCATCAGCAGGAAGCTGGAAGCCAAACGGAACAGATTGGCGGGCTCTTTAACTTCGATGGGGCGCTGACAAAGCGCAAACAGATACCAAACGAGATGGGTTTGGCGGTGATGTGAATTGCAGCTGCAACGACAGCAACCAGAAGATCAGCATCTGGCGCATCACCACCAAAGCCATTTCACATGAGGAAAACATCATGACGGTAATCGTGTACGGGAAATCAACATTCGCAGGAAATGCCAAAACTCGCCGTCATGAGCGGCGCAGAAAGCTGGCCATCGAGCGTGATTCCATCTGCAACATCATCGATTCGATCTTCGGAACAGACAGCGAGGAACCTGTTCAGAAAGACACGAGAAAGCGTTTAAGCCTTTCTGAAAAAGCAATATCACTCGGCAACATTCGTAACCAAAATACCGACGAATGCAGTGGAAGTATTTGCCTGCCAAACGTAGCCATTTACGCGGCAGGCTACCGGAAATCAAAACAACTGACGGCGAGGTAATTATGGATTTAAGTAAATTAGAAAGCTCCTTGGAAGCATCAGTAAAAAATTTTATATCAGTAATTGATGAAAAAACTGAAGATATTAAGAAAGCAACTATTGCAGAACTTATTCAAACAAGAGCCAGTACATTTGATCATCTTCCTGATGATGTCCGGTCAGCGGCAATTCATTTATATGTTACAGCGCTAAGCAATATTGAACCCCCAATTGATGAAGAATCAAGAGATATTCAGAAAAAACGGTTTGAGATGTTAGCCAGCAACATTATCGCTGGTTTCACACAACTCTTAACAAAAGAGCCTGCCAGTGAGGCTGTTCGCCAGCAGGCTCAGGTAATGATTAATCAGGCAGAAACTATTTCACGTGAGCGAAAAGCATTTGATAAATCGGTTTCTGAACTTCCAACACCTCAATAGCAGCCGCTGAACCTTCCTTCTCAACAAACTTAATAACTTCATCAAGATGCTTTTTTGCATGTGATGATTGCTCAGGCGGCATAGCAGAAACTATCGAAATGATTGCTTGCTGGAGCGCGAGGTTTTCAGTGCTCAGTTTTGAAACTCTGTCGTTTAAATCCTCAATGACTTTAACAAGAGATACATCTGACATGTGAACTCCTTCTTTTGACTGTGGAAACAACAGTCTACCCATTTCCTTTGACTGTGGAAAGTGAAGGAACCACCGAGCCTGATGTGGTTAAAAGACAGGCATACGAATAAACACTGCACTGTGTATTCATTCCAACGAGTGAATACACGGAGCAATGTCGCTCGTAACTAAACAGGAGCCGACTTGTTCTGATTATTGGAAATCTTCTTTGCCCTCCAGTGTGAGGGCTTTTTTATATGCATACCAATAACGCTTCACTCGAGGCGTTTTTCGTTATGTATAAATAAGGAGCACACCATGCAATATGCCATTGCAGGGTGGCCTGTTGCTGGCTGCCCTTCCGAATCTTTACTTGAACGAATCACCCGTAAATTACGTGACGGATGGAAACGCCTTATCGACATACTTAATCAGCCAGGAGTCCCAAAAAATGGATCAAACACTTATGGCTATCCAGACTAAATTCACTATCGCCACTTTTATTGGCGATGAAAAGATGTTTCGTGAGGCCGTCGACGCTTATAAAAAATGGATATTAATACTGAAACTGAGATCAGGCAAAAGCATTCACTAACCCCCTTTCCTGTTTTCCTAATCAGCCCGGCATTTCGCGGGCGATATTTTCACAGCTATTTCAGGAGTTCAGCCATGAACGCTTATTACATTCAGGATCGTCTTGAGGCTCAGAGCTGGGCGCGTCACTACCAGCAGATCGCCCGTGAAGAGAAAGAGGCAGAACTGGCAGACGACATGGAAAAAGGTCTTCCACAGCACCTGTTTGAATCACTCTGCATCGATCATTTGCAACGCTGCGGGGCCAGCAAAAAAGCCATTACCCGTGCGTTTGATGACGATGTTGAGTTTCAGGAGCGCATGGCAGAACACATCCGGTACATGGTTGAAACCATTGCTCACCACCAGGTTGATATTGATTCAGAGGTATAAAACGGATGAGTACAGCACTCGCAACGCTGGCAGGGAAGCTGGCTGAACGTGTCGGCATGGATTCTGTCGACCCACAGGAACTGATCACCACTCTTCGCCAGACGGCATTTAAAGGTGATGCCAGCGATGCGCAGTTCATCGCATTGTTGATCGTCGCCAACCAGTATGGCCTTAATCCGTGGACGAAAGAAATTTACGCCTTCCCTGATAAGCAGAACGGCATCGTTCCGGTGGTGGGCGTTGATGGCTGGTCCCGCATCATCAATGAAAACCAGCAGTTTGATGGCATGGACTTTGAGCAGGACAATGAATCCTGCACATGCCGGATTTACCGCAAGGACCGTAATCATCCGATCTGCGTTACCGAGTGGATGGATGAATGCCGCCGCGAACCATTCAAAACCCGCGAAGGCAGAGAAATTACGGGGCCGTGGCAGTCGCATCCCAAACGGATGTTACGGCATAAAGCCATGATTCAGTGTGCCCGTCTCGCCTTCGGATTTGCGGGTATCTATGACAAGGATGAAGCCGAGCGCATTGTCGAAAATACCGCATACACTGCAGAACGTCAGCCGGAACGCGACATCACTCCGGTTAACGATGAAACCATGCAGGAGATTAACACTCTGCTGATCGCCCTGGATAAAACATGGGATGACGACTTATTGCCGCTCTGTTCCCAGATATTTCGCCGCGACATTCGTGCATCGTCAGAACTGACACAGGACGAAGCAGTGAAAGCTCTTGGATTCCTGAAACAAAAAGCCACTGAACAGAAGGTGGCAGCATGACACCGGACATTATCCTGCAGCGTACCGGGATCGACGTGAGAGCTATCGAGCAGGGAGATGATGCGTGGCACAAATTACGGCTCGGCGTCATCACCGCTTCAGAAGTTCACAACGTGATAGCAAAGCCCCGCTCAGGAAAGAAGTGGCCTGACATGAAAATGTCCTACTTCCACACCCTGCTGGCTGAGGTTTGCACCGGTGTGGCTCCGGAAGTTAATGCTAAGGCGCTGGCCTGGGGAAAACAGTACGAGAACGACGCCAGAACTCTGTTTGAATTCACTTCCGGCGTGAATGTTACTGAATCCCCGATCATCTATCGCGACGAAAGTATGCGCACCGCCTGCTCTCCCGATGGTTTATGCAGTGACGGCAATGGCCTTGAGCTGAAATGCCCGTTTACCTCCCGGGATTTCATGAAGTTCCGGCTCGGTGGTTTCGAGGCCATAAAGTCGGCTTACATGGCCCAGGTGCAGTACAGCATGTGGGTGACACGAAAAGATGCCTGGTACTTTGCCAACTATGACCCGCGTATGAAGCGTGAAGGACTGCATTATGTCGTGGTTGAGCGGGATGAAAAGTACATGGCGAGTTTTGACGAGATGGTGCCGGAGTTCATCGAAAAAATGGACGAGGCACTGGCTGAAATTGGTTTTGTATTTGGGGAGCAATGGCGATGACGCATCCTCACGATAATATCCGGGTAGGCGCGATCACTTTCGTCTACTCCGTTACAAAGCGAGGCTGGGTATTTCCCGGCCTTTCTGTTATCAGAAATCCACTGAAAGCACAGCGGCTGGCTGAGAAGATAAATAATAAACGGGAGGCGGTATGCACAAAGCATCTCCTGTTGAGTTAAGAACGAGTATTGAGATGGCACATAGCCTTGCTCAAATTGGAGTCAGGTTTGTGCCAATACCAGTAGAAACAAACGAAGAATTTCATACGTTAGCCACATCCCTTTCACAAAAGCTGGAAATGATGGTGGCGAAAGCAGAAGCAGATGAGAGAGACTAGGTATGACAACCACTGAATGCATTTTCCTGGCAGCGGGCTTCATATTCTGTGTGCTTATGCTTGCCGACATGGGGCTTGTTCAGTGACACCTCAGCAAGAAAACGCCCTTCGCAGCATTGCCCGTCAGGCTAATTCTGAAATCAAAAAAGCCAGACAGCAGTTTCCGGATAAAAACGTCGATGACATTTGCCGTAGCGTACTGAAGAAGCACCGCGAAACGGTAACGCTGATGGGATTCACACCGACTCATTTAAGCCTGGCAATCGGCATGTTAAACGGCGTTTTTAAGGAACGGTGAACATGAAAAGCAAAATCATCAGGGAGCTACAGGCTCCTTTTTTATTATTCGCATTCACCCTCAAGCGTATTAACCAACAATTCAGGGATTAATGAAAGATGGCAGACATCATTGATTCAGCATCAGAAATTGAAGAATTACAGCGCAACACAGCAATAAAAATGCGCCGCCTGAACCACCAGGCTATATCTGCCACTTATTGTTGTGAGTGTGGCGATCCGATAGATGAACGAAGACGCCTGGCCGTTCAGGGTTGTCGGACTTGTGCAAGTTGCCAGGAAGATCTGGAGCTTATCAGTAAACAGAGAGGTTCGAAGTGAGCGAAATTAACTCTCAGGCACTGCGGGCCAAGGCAGAAAAAGCAACGTGTGGTGAGTGGTCGCTCGAATATGGAGAGAGCCGATTTGATGGTGATGATGCGCTAATTCATCGTGAAGTTGCTGGATATATTCCTATTTGCAGAATTGAAGGAGCGCATCCAGAAAGCGGTTTCGATGAAGATTTCCAAATGGAACAGCAGGCCAATGCTGAATTCATCGCCGCAGCCAATCCCGCTACCGTCTTGGCGCTGCTGGATGAGCTGGAAAGAAACCAGCAATACATCAAACGCCGCGACCAGGAGAACGAGGATATTGCGCTTACGGTTGGGAAGCTGAGAGTTGAGCTTGAGGAGACAAAATCAAAACTCAACGAGCAGCGTGAGTATTACGAAGGCGTTATCTCGGATGGGAGTAAGCGCATTGCTGAACTGGAAAGCAACGAAGTCCATGAAGACGGAAATCAGTTTCTTGTTGTTCGCCACCCCGGGAAATCTCCGGTAATCAAGCACTGCACTGGTGACCTGGAAGAGTTTCTGCGGAAGTTAATCGAACAAGACCCGTTAGTAACTATCGACATCATTACGCATCGCTATTACGGGATTGGCGGTCAATGGGTTCAGGATGCAGTTGAGTATCTGCATATGATGTCTGACGCTGGCATTCGCATCAAAGGAGAGTGATATGAGCGCTATAACCAAAGAACGTATCGAATTATTCATTAAAAATCCGCTCGATAACGGACTTACCCGTGGCGAACAAATGGAACTGGCACGAATTGCACTGGCATCGCTGGAAGCAGAGCCGGTGGTGTGGAAGGTAACATTCACGCAAATTGACCGTGAATATAACACGTTCACTGGTATGTATTCTGACAAAGCAGAAGTCGAACGGTGGCTGCGGCTGCATAAAGCATGTAATTTTCGGGCAGATATAACACCGCTTTATACCGCCAAGCCAGTGCCGGTAACTCCGGATGGTTGGATAAGCTGTAGTGAGCGAATGCCCGCTCAAGATGATTGGATTTTAATTTATTCAAAGCACGGTGAGTATATGGCAGGACAGGTGCAAGGGGAATACGTGGAGTTGAGCGACGGCACTTTATCGTGGTTAGGGAACGCCTTGCTCTGGATGCCGCTACCAGAAACGCCGCAGGAGGTGAAGTGATGGACTCCTTCGCGAAATATACGATTATTGACTGGATAGCATTCCTTCAGGTTTTGCTCATCTGGTTTTATATGGCTTACAGGAGTGGACAGTGGATTGTCAGTGTAGCCTATAGCAAGGGATGGCGTTGGTGGAACCGAAAGAATAAAAAAACACTGGCCTTGGATTCGTTTTACGAAGCATTCAATCTTAACAGTCTTCAGCCTGGTTCTGTCGTTGTAGTCACCACTCAAAGCGTCATGATCATTCAGATTCATAAACCAAAAGAGTAAAAATGATGTGGCCTATATGTGTTAATTGCGGACGGATGTGCCTATCTGGATGGTGCCGAAAGTGCGACAAATGCACGAAGAAAAGACAATAACAATCCTCGCACTCGCGGGGATTTCTTTTATCTGAACTCACTACGGCGAGTTTTGTTTTATGGAGATGATAAATGCACTTCCGAGTCACAGGTGAATAGAATGGAGAACCATTCAACAGAGTTATCGAAGCAGAGAACATCAACGACTGCTATGACCACTGGATGATATGGGTGCAGATAGCACATGCAGACGTAACCAATATTTGTATTGAAGAACTGAAAGAACACCAAGCCGCCTGATGGCGGTTTTTTATTACCTGATTTGCAGGTTCGATTCCCTATTCGGAGATAGCACTCATGCAACACGAACTACAGCCTGATTCACTGGTTGATTTGAAATTCATCATGGCCGATACTGGCTTCGGTAAAACCTTCATCTATGACCGGATTAAGTCCGGCGACCTGCCAAAAGCCAAAGTTATCCACGGGCGAGCAAGATGGTTATATCGTGACCATTGTGAATTCAAAAATAAGCTCTTAAGCCGCGCCAATGGGTAA